CAGGAGGTAGTAATGGCACAATCACGTGGTCAGCTTAATGTAGCTTCATTGGCATATGGTGGAGTTGTAGCCCATACTCCTCCTAATATGGTTGTTATGAATAGGGCGCCGACAACTAGAGATTATAAACGATTTAGTCTTGCTGATTATTGGTTATATGCAAAAGAAGATGCAACACAGTCAGAGCTTTATATATTAGTTTCTAAGGAACTTGGCGAAGGCCTTTGGCTTTTATTAGGTGGTGGCTCAGTAGGTGATGTTGTAGCTCTTCAAACTGATGATGCTGCAATTGTTTTACCCAATGCAGGAATAATTGGTTTAAAAGGTGGCTCAAATATCAACACAACCGGTGCTACACCGAACGCAACTGTTAATCTTAACGATTTTATTGTATGGCCAGCAACCAGTGCAGCAGGAACAGCCGGAATTATTTATATAGACGGTGAAACTGTATTTCATACCTATGACGCACTTAATTCTCCAAGTCATAATTTGTTTGCAGGGGAAGCAGCAGGAAATCTTACATTACTTACCGCAGAAAGAAACGTAGGACTTGGTACCCTCAGTTTGGCATCGCTTATAACTGGTGATGACAATTTTTCCGGAGGTTATCAAAGTGGCCAATTTATTGATTCTGGTTCAAAAAATACTTTGGCAGGTTCAAAAAGTGGGCAAGCATTAACAACGGGAGATAGCCAAACTTTAATAGGTTATTTCGCCGGCGGTTCTCTAACCACAGATGACCAATCGACATTAGTAGGTTCAAGTTCTGGCGCAAGTCTAACTGCTGGGCGCAATGTTGGTCTTGGTTACGCAACTCTTTTTAGCGCTACAAATTCTTCTACATTTAACACGGCAATTGGTTCACAAAGTCTTACTGCTCTTACATCCGGTGATTTCAATTCTGCAATTGGAGATAGTACTTTAGGATCATTATTGACAGGTAGTGAAAATATCGCAATAGGTTATTCAGCAGGCGGTGGTTATGCAGGTGCTGAATCTAATAATATTGTGATAGGAAGTCAGGGGCTTTTTGGAGAATCTGATACTATTCGCATTGGAGATACACAGACATCTGCATTCGTCCAAGGAATATATGGCACTACGGGTTTAACAACCCCTCGAAATGTTGTAGTTCAGGCTGATGGTCAACTTGGTACTGATACTGGGTCTGGCTCTGAAACTGACCCATTACCATTCTTTGCATATTTGGCTGCAAACTCTCCTAATAACATTGCTAATAATGTTGAATATTTATTGGGAACTGATGCTATTTTAACTATTTCATATGATGATAGTGGTGGTTTCTTTCCAGGTGATGGATTGGGTACTCCCGCTTCATTTAAAGCACCTACCGATGGTAAGTATATGATAGTTTTTGCTGGTAACTTTGATGTTACAAATGCAGGAACTCCCCCATTTCCATTTGCAGCAAAAATGAGAATTATTTCCACAGCAACTACTTTTCAAAATACAATTAATCCTACTTTCTTGGGAGCTGGAACAGGTGTTCATAATGGTGATCAATATTCCGCTATTGTTAGTATGACAGCCGGTGATACAATTACATTTGGATTCTTTCTTACTAACGGCGGATTTCCATTCGAAGCTGTAATGGCTGGATTTACTGCTCGTGGACTTAATTCAATGTTAACATGGGTATCAGGTTATAAGATTTCAAATTAGTTAAAATAATAGCCCTGGGAAACGTTACAATCCCAGGGCTATGCAGTGCTTCTTTACCAAACCAAGGGAAGAAGTCTGCTTAAATTTTATTTAACTTTTCCTATCAATATGGAAGCTTCGGCCTTAGTTAAGTTTTTTAACTTAAAATATTCACTTGGATACTGACTTTGTACAGTTGGATTTTGGAATATTCTTTCCAATAAGCTTAATTGGCTTGGAGTAATAGGAGTTCCATCTTCCTTTATTGTGAACTGTTTTTTAGGTTCTTGAGAAGACTGTTCTTGTTCGCCATGTACATCTTCATTTTTTTCATCTGGTTTTGCATCTTCAGGATCGTCCTCTCCTATTTTCAATCCTAATAAGTTAGCAACACCATATCGCTTACAATAAGTTAGTATGCCTCCGTATATTTGTTCAGCTGATTTTTTGGGATTCGCAAAGTATAAAGGTTCATTAACTCTTGCTGTAGTGCGAATAAATTGCCCACCAGGTTCAAAGATTTTAGTTTCTAAGGCAAATACTCCATCATCGAATCTAATTTCGTTAAATGTTAGAAATAGATTATGTGAATAGAGTATAGGTACAACAGCATCGATTATCTTTTCAATGTTTGCATATTCAAATTGTGCTTTACCAGTAGCGCCACGATCCTTTCCTATTGTCTTGATGTTATTACGAGCAGCAATAAGTAGTGGTATAAGTTTATCAACTTCAGTTGATGTTGAAGGATAGGCTATCATTTGTTTAATCTTTCAAAATGAACTGTCCATTTTATATTGCATTCTTTGCATTCGATTAAAGTTTCATCATATTTATGCATTAAAAAACTAGCATCGACTTCACAATTTTTATAGGGACATTTCCATAGGTGTCTATTTTCCACTATTCCATTACATATTTGTTGGCGGTTGTGGATGTCACAATTAAATGACATTACTGAACTATTATTTTCAAAATAATCAATTTTCATTTTATTCTTGGTGTTTATTTTTTTAACAACTTCATCCACTATATATGTTGTATTATTGAGAATTATTAGGAAGACAACTATTCCCGCAAAAAATCCTATTAATAATCCACTAAGAAAATCATATTCCATTACTTATCCTTAGATATTTCTTTCCGTAGTTCAGCAATCTCTTTTGTTATATCTTTAAGTTGTTTGCAAATATCATATAAACAATCTCTAATACAATTTCGCAAATCGTACATTTCCATGCTTTCCATTACTTCTCCCTTGGAATTACCACAATATATTTTTCAACCCATTGTTCTTCGGTAAATTTTGGCGATCTTACCAATTTACCAGGCTTTATATCTAATTCCTTAGATCTAAATCGAATCTTCATTCGAATAATCATCGATGGCTTTTCTCGCTTGGTTTTTCGTAATTCAATTGTTTTGTTTTGCATTGCTCCTAAAGAGCAGAAAGCAAGTAGCCATATATACTTAATCATTTATTTATCCTTGTTTATTCGAAGTTGTATCTTGAGATTGTGATGATTTTGGCTTTGGGCCTCGTTTTTGACCGGTATAATAAGGTTTTGGCTTGTCTTTCATATAGTTTTTCATATTGATGCTGATTGTTTTGAGTCTATTAACTTCATCTTCAAGTATTATAATTCGATTAATTGCTCTCCCCACCATTGCATTCATATCAATCTTATAGTTTTCCATATTGACGTTGATTGCTTTGAGTTTATTAACTTCATCTTTAAGAATTCCTAAGTCCAATCTCAATGGAGTAACAAATTCTCTAAACATTTCAATATCTTGCATTCGATGTTCATAAAGTCTTACTAAGCTTTTACGAATTTCTTTATATTCTTTAAATAACCACCACCATAATACACACCACATTATTGGATTAACGAATGATAATATTTCAGAGATGATAGTAATTATTTCGTAGATATCCATAGAACTCCTTTTGATTTATTTAGTAACTTAATTATAGTATACAATTATCCGTAGTATGCGTCAATTGCTTGTCGTCTACAACTTTATACTGTATACTTGAGGCATGATAAATAAATGATAGGAAAAATTATGTGGTTTGATGGATATTCACGTGAAGAGATGCGAGCATTTTTAACTGATTATATAAGTAATAAAGGATGTGGCGTTACTGATATCGCTGCTGATTTAAATATAGAAGTACGAACTCTAAGAAATTTCTTAAATGATCCAGAAGTGTCTCATATAAAGACAATGGCAAAGATATGGAAGTTCTTAAAGAATAATGATGCGCTGGAGAAGCAATGAGTTGGGAATGGACTAGCATTAGAGAAGGTAATCCAGAACTCAATAAGCCTTATATAATTAAATGTCTTCTTGAAGATGAAACCATTGGTATTTCAACTGGTTGGTATGACGGAAAAAAATGGAATGATTCTAGAAAAGAAGGTATTCCACTTTTTTGGAGCAATAAAGAGTCTATTGTTGAATACATTCCCGCAAGTCCTCCTTCCATATGGAAAAGAATATGGAATAAAATAATTGGAAAAAAGAATAATGATGCGCTTAAAAAGCTATAAGATTGATTTGAAATAGTAATGAATAAAGAGTCTAGACAAGAAGAGTGATAAGAAGTAGAAGTATCAATACAACAAACAAACCAGGAGTTCACATGAACAAATATTTATTGAGTGCGCTATTAGTTGTTTCAGCTAATGCAATGGCAATGAATGACAACCAAGTAAACACAAGTTCAACTGATACACCAATTGATAATCAAACTGATTACGTGGTGACAAGTCCAAGTTCAGGAAAATAACGTTTATTAATCCCCTCTTGGTGTCCCTCTCGATGCCTTGGGGGGATTTTAAGGATTATATGCGTACAGAATGGATTAAAGCTCGCAAGATATTACAGATTATAATAGATGGTGACTTTTCAGTTGATGTCATTATAGAAACATTGATAACTCCATTACTTAAAGAGATAGATAAGTCTATCGATCATTGCACTAATGAGATAGATGTATGTTTTTATGCTTCTTTAAGAAAGAAATTAAAAAATTTAAGTACAAGTACTACTTTAAATGGGAAATTATATGTTGAATATCCTGATCATATCTTTACAAAGCAATTAGAACAGTTTTTGAATGGGTGGGAGTTTGTAACAAAATGAGTGATTTTTATCAGTTTATGGCATGGTTAGTTATGCATGTTTCTTTGATGATAGTAACCTTGTACATGATAAAATTGATTTTAAAAAGAGATTAACATGACAAACTATAACGACGAGCAATTAATCAAGGACTTACGAGAGATTTGGGGTATGGATAATGAAGTTACCGAGATTGATAAAGCATTATCGCGACTTGATGAATATGAAGAAGAATTGAATGACTTCGAAGAATAGTCTATACTTATAGTGCTTTGATCACTACAAAGAAATAAAGTAGGCGGTTGTTACACCGCCTAAATTTTTTAAGGCCCTCTACCAGAAAGGCAACATGCATAAAATTTCCCCCGAAAGGTCGTTTCGCATATGTCCTTAAATACTACAGCACAAAGCAATACAAGTCAACAAAATATTCTCTCTTTGAACAAAACTGCTTGGTCTGGACCCTATCAAAATAAAGATTTATACACAATTAGAAAATGCATCACTGATATAGAGCAATTGCCTATTGGTGAAAAAAGAGTATTAGAATTTCTTTTGTGCAATTCATGGAATGGCCGAATGATTTACATGGGCCAACAATATATAGCAGATAAGCTCCGATATAAGAGAACTTATGTAAATACACTTTTACAGAGATTGCGCAAAAAAGGATTTATTAGTTGGGTTCAGCGTGAATGGGACACTAATGTTTATTTTGTGGCTATTGCCATGTTAACCCATGAATTTATTCGAAGAACTATAAATTTTTTCAAGGGGTCTGCACCTGCTTGGTATAGAAGAATGGTCTTTTTTTCGGCTGGAATTTTGATGCTTCAAACACCGCTTCCAGTGCAGGAGTTAACACTAAGGAATTGTATTAAAGATTTTAATCTTAAATCTAATCGTATCTATCGTATATCTAACGTAGAAGTGATACGCGAGGCAACGACGATCGATGATAAAACAAAAAAAATAGGACGAATGACGATGAACGAACAAAAAAAATCGAAGTCGAATGAAGCGATGGCTGATAAAGGATTCGATTTTAACGATGCAGCGATAGCAGAACTGTCGATGTTTAGCGATGAAACAAAGATTAAGGCAACAGAACGATATGCATTTGCAGCAAAGAAATCAACTATAGCAACCCCTTGGGGTTATTTCTTTACGATCGCCAAACAAATAGCACGTGATAACGGAGAAGAACTTGATCGAATTGGTGCTTCAACGATGCGAGCGGCGTTAGGGATAAAAGAATCGGAGCCCAGAACCCTAGAGTATGTTGCTATAGCGTCTGATAATAAACCGGTTAAAACCCCCTCAAAGGGAATATCGAAAGCTTCATCGGGCTTAGTAGAACTTCGTAGAGATGAAAAATATATTTACTATCGCCAGCCTAATGGCCAAGAGATAAAATTTAAGAACCACTATACTCCTTCAGGTGAATTCAAAAACGATTATCGTGATATTAACCCAAACTTTGTTGATGTAGGAGTTCCATGGAATGTTTCTAATCCAGGACAAGAAGAAACTCCTGAACATATCGAAGAGACAGTTCTTGCTTATTTGAACAAACCAGAATACACCAATGTCGTTCAATCATTTGGAAAGGAATATATGAATCTCTTGATGAAAAGTTTATTAAGTGATGCTCGTAAAAAGAGAACAGGAATGGCAGACGAGATGATCTTAGGGAGCAAACTTGATATACTCAAGACTTTGATAGGGCCAAACATAACCAATATCAACACGAATAAAAATGGCTCAAATTTCAACGAAAATAAGGAGGATGCAGTATGAGCTTCAAACAAATACAAATGTTCAATGTGGGGCCTAAATTATTTGAATTTACTATAGATGGGATACCCGTACAGGCATTGAAAATGAGTTCGTCAAGATCTTCTATCTGGGGAATGTATAAACAACACAAGGCTAAAGTAGCTATAGATATCGCCACACAATTCAATTATGAGAAGATAAACCACGCAGTACATCTTCAAGTAGATTTCTTATTGCCTATACCCTCAACCCTTGAATCTAATGATATACGAGAAGAAGAAGAACCACATTTAAAAGAACCCACAACAGGGAACCTGATAAGATTTGTCGAAGAAGCATTATTAGATTCGATCTTTGAAGATATAGTAACCATACCATCCATATGCGCAGTTAAATACTATTCTTCTAATCCTAAAACAACTATATCAATCTATCACTTGGAATAATCCAATGACCAAACAATTAGTACTATCACCACACGCTGCACCCAAATCAGATCTCAATAAGACTAAGCAAACAAAACCCAAGCCAAAGCCAAAGCAAATATTCCCTATCACAATGAATAAAGAAGTCAAAACTTTTAATCCTATCACAGACAATGACGCATTTGCATCAATAGCGTCGGACCCTAATCTGATGTATACACCTTGGAGATCAAAGAATCTTACCGAAAACTATATTAATCTATTAGCCGTATCTCTCGTAGATTTCTTTCTAAATCACCCTAAAAGAGCACTGAGAATAGAACAGTTTCTTTTAGTGCATAATATATCACGTAGCCAATTGGATAAATGGGCAATCCAATATCCACAAATAGCAGAAGCAAAAGAGCGAGTTTTTAATATCATAGCAGCGCGCAGAGATATAGGCGGAATGGAAGGCAAGTACAACCCAATGATGGTTAAATATACCTTACCTGTTTATGATGATTTACAACGTCAAGAGAACGATAGACAAACAACACTTAAACTAACACCACCTAATCATGGAGTTCAAAGGGCATTGTTAGTTGAATACATAAAGGATGAAGAGTGAGCGAACAATTTAAATGCACAATGTGCGATGCTAAATTAAAATGTGTTATGTGTGAACGACAATTAACAAGAGTTTCATCCCGTAAATTTGTATGTGCCAATGATTTATGTTTCGAATCTACCTTTGTTATTTTAGGCGTTAGTAGCATTCAAGGTGCTATTCCTATATACGATAATCAAACAGGACATTGTCCATGATCGATCTTAATTGCACCCATCCCGATAAACCACAAAGAGAATTGATTAGATATGATCGTCAATCAAAATCAACAGAAAAAGCGACCGGCTGTAAAGAATGTGTATCATTGATGGCCTATGGTAAAGAATGGACAGAAATTATGAGAATTAGAGATCCTGAAGGATGGGAATGAAGTGTAACACATGTCCTGATGTTGAAATGAGATTAATAGAATCTTGTATCGTTAAAGATAAGTATGACTTTGGTGAACCATTTTTAGGCGCTGATTATACTGAATGGATTTGTGATATATGTAAGCATAAAGGCAGAGAGATTAGAATGTCTTTTAGTGAAAGAAAAGATTATAAAGAACCACAATATACAACTATACCATTGAAGAAATATGGAAGGATTCCAACATATCCTGTTCCTTTAGGTAATAAGAAGAAAGATAAAAAGAATGTGTAATTCATGTTTAACTATGGTTGTTCCACATAACATTGAGAAACCAGTGCAAGAAAAAGAACGACTTTATAGAAAATATTTCAACTGCACACATGGTAATAAAGGACCATTTAAAACACATTACCAAGAAGAGCGTTCTGCGGGATTAGGTCTGCCTCCAAGTACTCAAATGACTACTTTAATGCTACATGATATAGCATGTGTTGATTGTCAAAAGAACTTTAATCTTCAAAAGTTTTACGACTTTGTATTTAATGAAGAATGGGGTCCAAAAAATGAAGTGGTATAAATACCCAGAAACTAAACCTAATGAAGCTAGTGGATTTACATTAGATGGTTGCTTTGTAAGATGCGAGACACCACCACTTAAAGATTTTCCTAACTATGGACCAATAATATCACGGAAAGTATCATTATTTCATAATGATACTTGGAATCATGTTATAGATGGAAAGGCAATTCCATTCAGCGAAGACTGCAAGGTAACTCATTATATGTATTTAGATGAAATTCCTTGGCCAGATGATGCTCCATTACCAACATTAGTTTATGAAAGACCATAATGAAGTGGATTGATTTAAAAGAACAAATGCCTACAGAGTTTAGAACCTATCTTATTTCAGATGATAGAATTTACTATTCTACTGGTGTATGGATACCAAAAATCAAAGAATTTAGTTTGAATGATGAAGATCATGCTATGAAAGTTACTCATTGGATGGAATTTCCTTTTAGAGAGGATCGTTATGAAGTGGATTGATGTAAAAGAAAGATTACCTAAAATTGATGATCGGTATCTTGTCTTTATGAGTGGTGCAGTTTCAATAGCACATTATGATCATACCAAAGAAAACCCATTTCTCACGGGTGGTGGATCAATTAAGGCAACCCATTGGGCAGTCATTCCACAAGGTCCTGTATTAGATGCCGTATTGAATAAAAAGATTGATGTAACACCAACCGCATGGGATCAAAAGTGGAATGATGAGAGTAGTCCTTTGAAGAGAACCATTCACTTTAACTATAAGGTTTAAATATGAATTGGAAAAAATACCCTGAAAATAAACCACTTGGTAATATAAAAGCATTGGTAGTCTTCAATGATTCACAATGTCCATATCCTTCTGATTATTTTGATAATAAGTGGTGGCATGAAACATATTGTCATGAAGAAATGCCAGACGAAGAAGTAAATAAGATTACTCATTTTATTGATGTTGAAGATATTCCATTACCAGAGTAATATTAATTGAGTTGTTGCGTATTAGTCCGTTGGTGGTTTGATCGCTCCTTCCATCAGCGGACTTTATTTTAAGGATAGTTATGGAAGAATGCAGAAGCGATTGTGGTCATGGACCTGCAATTTGTAGATTTGAAGATATTCCCGAAGGCGATGGACCCATCAAGAGATTATCATTAAATGAATCTCGTAAATTAATTGTCGCGCACTGGGATGAGCTAGTAGATTATCTTATTGAAGTTCAGAATCGTTTAGCTGAACTAGAAAAAGAAACATACGAATATAAAAATAAATGTAATTGTTGCGAAGATTATTGTCCTGAAGCAAATAGACAACAGACCACTAAAAAGCGGGATGTAAGTTTTGCAATTAAGGATAGTTATGGAAAATAAAAACGTTAACATTATGATTGATGATTTTAGTGAACTGGCAAAGAAAGTTGAAACAAAATGTGAACTTGTTTTGAAGCGTCTTACGCAACACAATAATGAAAAAGAACTTCCTGCATTATTTGCTGATATAACTTGGTCAATACATTCATTATTAATCTCAATAAGACCTGCAATAACCAATATTCTAACGGGATTTGTAGAAGTAGAAAATATCGATCTGGATGAAAAAGATAAAAATATATGAGCATTCTAAAATCAGTAGATACTAACGTAGAATTAAGCTATAAAGACTTCATAGAACACAAGAATGTTCAAGATGATGTAAAGATACGGCAATTCATTTTTACACTGATAGAAGCGATATTTAAGGCATTTGCAAGCAAAGTTGATTTAGCAACGGCAGAAACAATGAGTCGCGTTGATACAGACCATCAAAGATATAAAGATCGGCTAAGTGATGATTCATTTCGATATCTGTACAATCTGCATCTAGATGCCTTTGAAGAGATCTGTAAATTAAAGAATATAATAGATTATTTTGAACTAACTTCATTGTGGGATAAGGGTATGCAACAATCTTATGATATATGCAAAAGAAACTTGTATAAACACTTGTGTATAATTGAAGAATTATCTCCCGCAGAAGGTGAAGAAAAGATCGAAGGTTGATAAGGTAGTAGTTAAGAAGTAAGTTTCGGGTTGATCTCCGAAATGTAACATGGAAGAAAGTTCCAAGACGCGGGTGAAAGTCCTTGCCTGCCTTTCCATTTTGGTTTTTCTAGGTGAGACCATCAAGGAAGAGTTTTAACGGAATTCTCTTCTTTGGTGGTTTGTGATATAATAATGACCAATACCAATCATTTACTACAGTAAGTGATGCCGGGGGTAAGTTGTGATACTCCTCGGCGCAATTGAAATAAAAAGATAAGTGGAGGGTAAACACGGACACCTATACCAACTTGTAGACAAGTCTGACTTATGTCAGACCCTTTGAAATATAAACTTGCTCTTATAGGGACCTACTCTTCTAAGAAAGTCTGCTTCAACTATCCTTTTTTTGAATAAAACTACCCCTATAAGAGCATTCTATTATCACCCTTCATTGGTTACCCCATGACTAATGAAGGTTTCGGCTTATACATAATATACCCATTGTATCTTCACCTCGGGTGATATAATGGGTATTATAGTTTTAAAGAGGAGATTGCCATGGTATGTTCAAGCATATTGGTCATAAAGAATCGAATCACTTTTAACTATGGGCCGTACACTTCCGTCTCATTCGAATCACCCAATCACATAGAATCACTATGGGAATTTATCGGTATCTTTACTTCGCGGGCCCAGCATCTTCATATTGAAGGGCGACACAAAGTCTATATAGTAGGCATCAATGAAAATATGGAAGATGAAGGAGATTATACAATGATCCTTTCAAAAGATGAGGCATACTATGCCAATTTCTGGAAAGAACCTATTCCAATCTGGCAGGCAATAGCAGCCATTTTCATATATGCGATAGGAAGAATACTATTCAATGGACATTAGAGTAGATAAATTCAAACCAAGACCCTATCAACTACCCTTCATAAAAGCATTTGAGAAAGATAAGTTTAAACGTTTGGTTATTTGCTGGCCTCGTCGTGCCGGAAAGGATCTATGCGCCTTTAATCTACTTTTAAGGGAAGCTCTTCGTAATGTTGGAATGTATTATTATATCTTTCCGACTTATTCCCAAGCCAAGAAAGTAATCTGGTCAGCCTTAACCAATACAGGCGAGAGATTTTTGGATTTTATTCCTAAAGAACTTATTCATTCTGAGAATAGTCAGGAAATGAAGATCATTTTGATTAATAATAGCCTGATACAATTGGTTGGATCTGATAATGTCGATTCACTTGTTGGTACAAACCCTCGCGGTATTATCTTTTCAGAGTATGCATTGCAAGAAAACTCTCAGGTGTATCAGTTTATGAGTCCTATTTTAGTGGCAAATGGTGGGTGGGCTATATTTGTATCAACCCCACGAGGACAAAATGCTTTCTATGATTTATTTAGGCATGCTGAACAACATCCTGATTGGTATGCTCAACGATTAACATTAAATGATACAAAGCATATACCCATGGAACTTATTGAAAAGGAGAAAGAAGAAGGGATAATGTCAGAGGATCTTATCCAACAGGAATATTTTTGTTCTTGGGATATGGGTATTCAAGGATCTTATTATGGTAGATACATGGATAATATGCATAATGAAAGTAGAATTGGCGATGTGCCGTATGAACCGGGATTTCCCGTTTCAACAGCATGGGATTTGGGGATTGCCGATCCATGTAGCATAATTTTTTATCAGCAAGTTGCAGGTTCTATACGAATAATCGATTATTACGAGGCTTCAAACGATGGTTACGAATACTTGGCTAAAATGGTTAAAGAAAAACCTTACATCTATAATTATCATTTCGCTCCTCATGACATTGCTGTACGTGAACAGAGTACGGGAACCACAAGATTGTCTAAGGCACAGGCACTTGGCATTGATTTCATTACAGCTCCAAAACTCGGAATCGAAGATGGAATTGAGGCGGTCAGGACCATACTCCCACGATGTTATATTGACTCAACAAAATGTAAATACCTCATCAAGGCTCTAGAAATGTATCGCCGTGAATGGAATGAACGTATGAATGTATATAAGAACAAACCAGCGCATGACCAATATTCGCATTGTGCTGATGCTTTTAGGGTACTAGCAACCACTATTCATATGGCGGGGTCACACAGTTCAGCAGAAGATTTAAACCGCAGATATCAAAAAGCAATCAACGCATCGGGACCCGATCCTTTTTATGGATTTAAAAGAATTGGATAATTAATTGATTCTTTTTTAGAGTATTTCTAGACTAACGATGGGAAGTAATTGTTCCTGGAATGGTTTGTACAACTCTTCACACTCTTTTTAGGTTCTCCTTGATTACTTCCCGTAATGAAGCCTCCAAAGAAAGGATTAGGTAGATGCTGTTTCCCAATCTCGATCTCTATATGCAAGATGATGGTAGTGGTATATTGCAACGAATTGAGGCTGCATACTCAGAAGCTATAATGCAGAATTTAAGTTTCTGGCAGGAAAGTGATACCGATACTCGATTCCTTGCAGGGGATCAAACTGTTTGGAATGAGCTCTATGGCAATCTTCCATCTTATCGTAGAAGCCAATACAATTTCAATCGTATTCGTCGTATCGTTAACATGATAACGGGACATCAACGCAAGAATAGAAAATCAATCATCGTTACTCCTGTTGATAATGGTGATAATGAAACGGCAGATCAGTTCACAAAGATATTAATGTGGGCATCGCAGCACGAAAATATCCTTGAAACAATATCACAGGCATTTGAAGGATCAACTACTACAGGCATGGCATTACTCAATGTGTGGATGGATTATAGAACAGACCCAGTTTCAGGAAACATGAAAGTTGATTACTGTCCTTATAATAGTTTTCTTATCGATCCATATTTTACTAAAAAAGATTTATCTGACTGTAACTATATCTATCGTAGATCATTCGTTACACCAAAGCAGGCTATATCATTAATGCCTGACAAATCATATGAGATTATGAATTTACCATTAAACCCAGGTTCTGGCCGCGATGGTAAGTTTGCTTATGCTCCTCAAAACTATGGCTATACCTATAAAAATTTACTTACCTATGACGAATACTATTACCGTGACTTCCGTAATCAAAAGATGCTTATCGATACGCAAACTGGTGAAACAATGGAATGGAAGAGCAATGATGATGATAAGTTAAAACAATATCTTCAAGCCTATCCAACTGTTATTGTAGAAGATCATGAAGTTCCTACGGTTAAATTAGCTGTCGTCGTACAAGGTGCCGTAATGTGGAATTCTTATCAGCCCTGCGGTTTAGATCGATATCCATTTGTGCCTGTTTTAGCATATTATATGCCACAACTACCTTATTATTCATATCGCTGCCAAGGTGTAGTTCGTGGGCTTCGCGATGCTCAATTCTTATACAATCGTCGTAAAGTTATTGAATTGGCTATTTTAGAAAGCCAAATAACCAGTGGTTGGAAGTTTAAAGAAGATGCTCTTGTTGATCCTAATGATGTATGGAACTTAAGCGGACAAGGTAAAGGATTAGCATTAAAGCGTAATGCACAAATGACCGATGTAGAACAAATTCTTCCTCCACAGATACCACCATCAATGCTACAGATCTCTGCAAGCCTTGGAGATGAAATTCAAGCGATTTCAGGGGTTTCTGATGAGTTATTGGGTATGGCAGATGATGATACTGCAGGAATACAGTCTATGCTTCGCCAAGGAGCAGGACTTACTACATTGCAAATCTTATTTGATAATCTTGATATTGCACAAAAGGAACTTGGTCAGTTAATGATTGATCTCGTACAAAGTAATTTTACTCCGGGCAAGGTACAAAGAATATTAGGTGGCCAACAACCCGCAGATCAGTTTTATAATAAAGCATTCGGTACATATCGTGCCGTTGTTGAAGATGGTATTAATACAAGTACCCAACGACAAATGCAATATATTCAGTTACTGCATATGAAAGAAATAGGGATTAATATTCCTGAATCATTTATTGTTAATGCAGCAACACTTGAAAATAAGAATGAACTTATCCAAGCCATGGAGCAGCAACAACAACAAGCAATGCAAATGCAACAGCAACAACAGCAACTTGAAGGACAAAGAATACAAGCCGAGATAGAATTGGCTAAAGCTCGTAGTGTTGCTGATTTTGGATTGGGCAGAGAGCGGCTATCTAGAATTGAAGAAAATAAAGCATTAAGTGTTGAAAGACGTGCTGCAGCTGAAAAAGATCATCAAGGTGCTATTCTTGATCGCGTAAAAGCTATGAAAGAAATTGAAGGTTTGGATATCGATGCTCTTCATAAGATTGTCGCTATTGCAAACATTTTGAAAAAAGAGGAATCTGAAGCTGTTGTCCAGGAAGGGCAACAGTCTATGGCTCAAGGAGCTCCGGCTCCAGTGGGCTTGTAGTTAGAGGTATATTGAGACCTTCTTACTTGCGCGGTAAGAGTTTCTACAAATAAAAGGAAGTCAAAAATGGCAAAAAAGAAAAGTTATTATGGCGGAGAAAAAGAATTCCGTGAAAGCATGATCGATGAAACATCGGTTAATGCACGTGGTGAACGTCCTGGAATGATCAAAGAAGAAGCAGGCGCTCCATCTAATTTCCCTCGTACTTCATTTATTAAAATGTATGCTCAAAATCCTTCAATGTCTGATATGAATATTGATGACACTGAAACAGGATTGGAAAAGCAAATGAGTGGCGATACAGGTAGAGCACGTAGCAATTCTGCTAAGACTCGATACTAGAATGCCGGCTATGTTGCGGCCTAAGAAATCAAAGGCCACTAAGATAGCCCATGCTATTTTAGGAAAACCAGCCGTGATGACATCAAAACCGACTAAAAAACAGATCGAAATTGATCGTCGACTAGCAGCAAAAGATACAACTTATTATCAATAGCCCCTAATTATCCCCTTATGACTTAGGTTGTAAGGGGCTTTCTTAAGGATTAGTAATGAAAAAACATAATGAAAAGTTAGAAGAAAAGCGCGAGAAAAAAGAAGAGAAACGCGAAAAGAAAGTTAAAAAGCCTAAAAAGGCAATGAAGACTAAACGCGCTAAAGTACCCAAAGGTCCTAAAGCCAAGGCTAAGATTAAAAAAGTTATGGACGAATGGAAAAGTGGGACCTTAACCAGCGGTTCCAAATCTGGACCAAAAGTTACAAATAGAAAACAAGCGATTGCGATCGCGCTTGCAGAATCAAGAAAAGGTAAGAAATAGAATTATTTATATAAACATGGTAAACTTCATAGTGGAAACATAACGGGAGTTTACCATGAAAGTTAGATTTTTTATTGCTAGATCATGTTTAGATTGTAAAAAAGAACAACGAGTTCGACAGGATAGTAATTATCTGCGATGTCTTTCATGTGCCGCATATTATAGAATGAGACATCATCCTGGAAGATATACTAATAGAACTTGTATATCCTGCAAAAAAGAATCTCGTGTTCGTAGAGATGGTGCGGGTTTAAGATGTCGTTCTTGTCAGTGTTCACAAAATAGTAAAAATAACATAGGTAAATATAAAGATATTTCTAATCAAAAATTTGGAAAATTATTAGCAATAAAACCATCTCATCAAGTTAAAAAGCAATATTTTTGGTTATGTAAATGTGATTGTGGTAATGAATGTATTATTAGTGGTAACAGACTACGATATAATAGAACTCAATCATGTGGATGTATTGTAAAAACACAAAATGGATTATCTAAATCAGGAGCATATCGATCCTGGAATGCAATGATGCAACGGTGTTATAATGAGAAATCTATAAGTTATAAGCGATATGGTGCTTTAGGAATAAAAGTATGTGATTATTGGCATATTTTTGTGAATTTCTTAAAAGATATGGGCGATCGATCTGATGGATTTAGCCTTGACAGAATTGATCCTTGGGGTAATTATGAACTTAATAATTGTCGATGGGCAACACCTAAACAACAAGCTATTAATAAACGAAAGTATCATAAAAAATAAATTTCTTCATCTCTGTCCTTTTTTTAGTTTCAGTCAGTTGGGTAGCTCTAACTGGCTGAATTTTTTCAATGATATATACTCTGCGACAGAAGGAGTAATTCATGTCAGATGAAATTCTAAATAAACGATTAGCCCAAATTAAAGAAGGTGAGAAGACCGTAGGTCAGGTTGCCGTCCAAGAATGGATAAAAGAGC